GGCCTCGTCGTAATCGGTGTCGCCGTAGTCTGAGTCGAAGTCAAAAGCGTCGCGCTGATGCTTGCCGATGTACTCGGCGCAGATGCGGCGCGATACGCCCATGGAGTTGCGGTAGAAGGCAAGCACCTTCGTGCCAGCTGGCGGCATTCGCTCGGCGACTGATATCCAGTTATCCTGCGCGGCAGTGGGTGCAATTGCCTGCTCGTGCTCGGCAAAGCAGTCAGCTGAATGTAGATTAGGGTCTGTCGAACCGCAGTTTTTGCCGGTGCAGGCAGCCTGCTCCACCCGCTCAACAGGCGCAGGGGTGGCGGCGAGCATAGCGCACCAGTGGTCGTAGGGGCCTTGTTGCACAAGTGGGTGCCCGCTGCCAAAAGAACGGTCTGTGTATTCTCGGTCTGCTGCATCCGCTGCCTGAAGCATCGCCTCTGTCGGCTCAACCGGCACAACACGCCACCCATCCGGCACACAAACCCGCTTGCGCAGCTCTGCCAACTCAGCCTCTAGCACCGCAACTCGTGCACGAGCATCACCTGCGCTCAGAACCTCACCCGACACAAGTACGCCCGGCGTCATTTCGTGTTCTTGTTTCATGCCGCCTCCGGGTGCTTGCCAACAATGCCCGCGATCAGGCGCTCCAGTGCCTCGGAGCGCTCGCCATCCAGCACCCGGCGCAGACACTCCACCGCCTCATGCTTGGCCTGAGTCTCTGCCAGCAGCGCCGCTTCCAGCTCTGCCACCTGCTCCCGCAAAAGGTCTGCATTCAGTAGTGCGGTATCAATGGCACCTTCAATGCGCTGCTGCTCAGTTTGCGGGACGACATCATGCTGCTTATTCATTGCTCTGCTCCTCAGTTTCTGGATAGCGCCGCATGCCGCGAACGCCTGACTCGCTGTCGATAGCGATCTGATTTGCCTGCCGTGCCAGCTGGCGCAGCTGCGTGGGTGTCATCTGGGCATCAAGCCCCGGCAGGCCGTTTACTACGGCCAAGGGCTGCCCGTTACGCCCGGCTATGTGCTGGGCTGTGAGTTGGGTGGTCATGTGGGTTACCTCGGTTATGCGGCGTCTTCGTCGTCCAGCGCCGCAAACAGATCCGGCATGGCCATCTCTTTCTCTGCGGCTTTGAGGTATTGCACCCCGTCGAAGAAATAGCCGGTGTTGAGTTCGCTGGCGCTGCCTTTGCGGCCCAGTTTGCGCGCGATAGGGTACGGTCATCAGTCCGCCGAACGGGTCATGCACTACGTCGCCAGGGTTGCTGTAACGGTTAATCAGGCGGTCAACGATGTCGAATTGCAGGGGGCAGACGTGGTTTTGCAGGCCTTTCTGTGTCTGGTTGCCGTTCAGCGTGATCATGCGGTTCACGTCATGCCATGTGGTGTCATCATGGCTTCCTGGGGCAAGGCTCATAAACGTGGAAGGCAGGGCGCCGCGCGCTTCAAGTTCCTGGCCGATCTTGACGTGGAACTCGTAGTCATAGACGTTCTGCAGGCTGTACTCAGTAAACGCCTTGGCCAGCTTGTCCGGGCCCAGGGTGGCCAGCTCGTCGGCAGTGAGCTGACGGTTGCCGCTGGAGCGCCAGAACGCGTGCGCATCTACCTGCCACTGGGCGCGGGTGTAGTCCTCTTTGGACTTGGTGACCGGCTCGTCGGCGTAACCTCTGGTTCGGTCTGTTTGCGGCTTGCGCAGCAAAAGCACGTACTCAGGCGAGCCTACGCCCATCTTGGTTCCGTCCTTGCACTGTTCTGACCAGCCCAGGCGGTAGGTCTGGTTGTTCTCGCGCACAACGTCAGTGACCACAGTTATCATGCCCATGTAGTCAAAGCCGTGCTTCTTCGCGTGGAACAGCGCTTCAGCGTGGAAGGGGCTCACGGTCGGCGCGCCGGCACCGGTTACGTTGCCGAACAAGATCCGGTCCTTCACGTGACAGCAGTACATGCGGCCCGGCTTGAGGATGCGCAAAAGCTGAGGCGTCAGAAAGTCCATCTGCGCCCAGAAGTGATCATTGTTCTCGGTATGCCCGAAGTCGTTGTAGCTGGGCGTGTATTCGTAGTGGTTGGCGAAAGGAATGCTGGTCACGATCAGGTCAACCGAATCGGTCGCCATGCTCTCAGCTTCCAGCACACAATCATTGTTGGCGACCCGGAAGTTGTCGCCTGACACCTCCAGCCGCTCGACGCCGATAGTGCGCGCCAGAATGTCCTGCATGGACAGCGTGTTCAGCCCGTGCTTGCGAATAATCTCTGTCATTTTCTGCACCATGGTTTCGTGGGCCTGCCACTTATCCATCAGGGTGCGCATGACCTCGCGCTCTGCTTCTGAATGGATGATGTGGATTTCCACCGGCTGCGCCTGCAGGAAGCGCTGGATGCGGTGGACGGCCTGAATGAAGTCGTTGAACTTGAAGCCAATGCCAACAAAGATCGCCTTGTGGCAGTGGCGCTGGAAGTTGCAGCCGCTGCCGGCAATCACCGGCTTGGCGCTGAGGTACTTGAATTTGCCGTCGCTGAACTCAACGATGCGCTGTTCGCGCTCGTCCAGGTCCTGGCTGCCGTACACGCTGACCGCCTCTGGCAGAGCCTTCTGGATGGCGTGGCGCTCGTCCTCAAGGTCATGCCACAGCAGGTAGTGGCTGCCGGGGTCTCCGTTGATGATCTGCATCATCTGGGCAACCCGCGCATCTAGGCTGTCCCGCTTCTCGGCGCTGGCCTGCTGAACGCCGAGCGAGACGTTCTTGAACAGCATGCCCTGGCCATCTTTCTCGGTGCCGGCCGCCTCATGGTTGGCGGGCACCTCGTGCACGATGACCTTCAGTTCTGGCAGTGCGTAGCCTTCATCACTGAACCCCAGGTCGGACGGCTTTTGCAGGAAGATCGCCCAGCTGTTCAGCCACAACCAGAACTCGGCTTCTTTGTGCGGGTACAGGGTCAGGTTGTTGGCCTTGGTGCTGTCGCGCTGGAAAAACCGGGTCAGCGCTTGGCCGGTGTCCATGATGCCGAGGAAGCCGGCATAGTGAATCAGCTCTTTGTAGCGGTTGGGGCTTGGCGTTGCCGTGGCAACAAACCGGTACCGGACGCTGGAGAAAAGCGACAGGAAGGTTTGATAGGTCTTGCTGCCGAAGCTACGCAGCACGCTCGCTTCATCCAGGCTGACGGCGGTGAACAAGTTCGGGTCCAGCTTGCCATCTCGCACTGACTCGTAGTTGGTCAGGTAGAACAGATGGCCACCTTCCATTTCGTCAGGGGTGCGGATGAACTTGAAGTCCACGCCAAGCATCTTGCCGTCGCGGCGGAACTCTTGGCGCACGCCCAGCGGCACACAGATCAGTACCTGGCCGCCAGCATGCAGCTGGATCAGTCGCAGGATCTCGATCTGGATGACCGACTTGCCGAGGCCGAACGCGGCAAAGATTGCCCGGCAACCGCCGCGCACAGCCCAGCGAACGATGGCGCGCTGGTGCGGCTTCAGAATGGGGTTGATGTCGCTATCGGAAACCTCAAAGCCAGCAAAATCGGCCAGCCGAATTTTCTGGCGCAGGAAGTCCAGGTATGCAGTCATGTCGTGGTTACCTCTGGCCGGATGGCCGTTTAAATCAAGCCGCTTCGCTGCTCTCCCAGCATCCAACCGCCTCGAACACTCGGGCGGCCTCGTCTTCGTTCAGCGATTCGCCTACCGGGCTGGCGATCCAGCCTGTTCCGATGACGTGGGACTGGTTGCAGCTGGCAAGCAGCTCTTCGTGGTAGTGGGTTATGGCCGGGTTGATCTGCTCTGACCGGTACTGGCCAGCAGGCACGATCTCTTCGCCCTTGATGTACCGCTCACCCAGCGGGGAGCGGCAGAACACGGCGAGGTAGATCGTCCAGCGGTGGGGCAGGTCGCACACGCCGTTGACCAGCTGGCGGCTTGCCTTGATGGCTCAGCACGTTTTCCAGTTGATCAGGCCCTGCTTGTCCTGCGGCAGCAGATCGACGATTGCGACGTGGTTCTGGCGTAGCAGCGCCTCGGTTGCGCGCAGCAGGCGGCGCTGGCCGTCGTTCTTCTTGCGCACCTTCATCGCCGCTTTCTCCCAACCGGCAGCCCGTTGAACTTGATGCCGTTCTTCTGGGCTATCAGCTTCACCATGTCGCGGGTCAGCTGCTTGTCCGCCAAGCCCTCATCGTTGATGCACATGACGGCGTAGCGCATGGTCTTACCTTCCCGGGCCAGCGCTCGCAGGCGTCGAACCAGCGCAGTGCTGAATGTCTCGGTTCGCGGTCTACGCGGTACCGGCGTGAATGCTGGCGCCTGGGTGACTTTTCCACCATTGGCGGTAAAGGCTGCGACCTTGGCGGCCAGATCGTCCGAGCGACTGCTATCGATGGCCTGGCGGTGCATCACCAGCCCCCTTGCAGAATGCTGACGTTTGTACCGGTATGGATGTAGTGCAGGTCTTCGATCTTGAACTGCTCATCAACGGTGAACAGGGGGTTGCAGGCCGGGCAGTGACCCGCCACCTCAATCGAGTGGCTCGCGATGTTGTACTTCCCATAGTCTCGGGAGCAGGCCGGGCATTTCACCAGCTGCTCGCAGCAGGACTTAGCGGCCACCTCATCGGAGCCGTGGAGCTTTCCACACTCGCCGCACTCGTACACCTCCCAAACATCGGGCTGGCAGCATTCGCGGGCGTCGTCTTCGTCTTTGTGGATTTCGTTGCAATGGCTGCACTGATAACGGGTTTTGCATTCCATTTTTCAGTCTCCGTGACATACCGCCGTGACACTACGGCTCAGCGAGCAAGGCCCGCAGTGCGTCGTCATCAAGGCGGCTGATGTTGTGGATTGCGCGGGTCAGCAGGTCCTGCACCTCGTCGATGCCGGTCACATACTTGATGCGCTCGATGTGGTCGGCGGTGCCCTGGTACACGTCGACCTTGAGGCTGTAGGCCAGCAGGCGGGCGCGGCGCTCTTCTGCCTTGAGCTTGTCCCGTTCCCGCTGCTCACGCTTGCGCTCTGTGGCTGACTTGGCCATGGCTACACCAAGGCGACCGGCTTTTGCTCTTGCTGGCGCCAGGCATCAGCGAAGGGCAGGGCGTGGTGGTTTTCGTACACCATCAGCCCGAGGCGCTTGGCTTCCGCGATCTCAGCGAGGGTGCCGGTCGATGCTTCCCAGCCAGGGCAGAGCACCACCACATCAGCGCGGCGCAGCAGCTCCATGGTGGCGGCCAGCCAGAACTCGTCGCCGATGTGCGGGTCGACCAAGTCGAGGTCACCGGTGTTGGCGTGAGGCACGATCGGAGACCACCGCTTACGCGCGACCAGCAGGCCGATGGCGCGGGCGGACTGGATGTTGAGGGTGACCGCTTCCCGGGTCGCGCCGCGGTAGGGGCCGGCGATGTAGGCAACCGGCATGCGGGCGGGGCTCATGCGGCACCACGCAGGCTGAGTGATGCGCGGGCACGCTCATAGCGCTCGCGTTTGGCTACTGCATTCTGGTAGCCGTTGGCCCAGCCGACGACGGTGCCGCCCAGGGTGAGGCGCCAGAAGGATCCGCGCCCGGTTGATTCGATTTGGATTTGCTGTTGCATGGTCACGTCCTCTGTCACACGTAATCGAAGGGGTTGTAGAAGGGGTCGTCCCGGCGGGCGCCGCCTTTCATGCGCACCAGGCCGCCGCGCGGGTTGCGTGGGGCGCGCTCCTGCTGGGTGTCTGGCGTGGAGTTGACCACCACGCAGCACACGGCCAGGAAGATTGCGAGCGGGGCGATGATGGCGCGGCGCATGGCCTCGGCCACCAGCTGGGCCCGGCGGTGGGCGCCGAGCTTGAACATGGCGGACATGATCCGCTTGCGCACGCTGTCCGGTGCCAGCCCGGCAGCGCGGGCAATCTCTTTGTCGGTCTTACCTGCCGCTACGGACATAGTGAATTCAAGTTCTCGACGGCTTAGGCCTTGACCAAGCACGCCGCGGAAATGGTCAACCACGATGGTATCCATGGCCTGTACTCCGTATGCTGTTTGCGATTGAAGCGGCGCGCCAAGTAATACCCGTAGAAGCGCACGCTCGACGACAAGGAGGGTTATTGATGCGCTGGTGGAGTAATCTGAAGTGCGCGGTGTCGCGCAAAGCTGACGCGCTGCGCGCAGAGGGTCGAATTAAATCAGCATTCCTAGTGCGTCACTGGCTGAGCCTGATCGGGGCGACCTTAGTCTTAACTTTGTTCGCGTACCGCGCCGCAAATGCTGCGACTGGCTTGGAATTATTGGTTGTTGGTTTGGCCGCTTTGTTTTTTGTCATGAAGCTGGTTGTCGATATCGCTGAAAACGACCCTGACCGGCCCTAAACAACTTCTGTTGCTTCCCGGATGGCCCTGTTGCCAAGGCCATCGAGGAAATCTTTTGCCTCCGTTATCCGGCACGGTGGGCTGGCCTGCCTTTCGGCTTTCGGGGGACCTTTGGTCCCGACAGTCGGCCACGTCTCCTGCCGACACTCACTTGCCCAGTTCAACGCTGCACTGGCGGGGTGAGGCATCCCCTGTACCGGATTTGGGCTCCGGCTCGCTGCCCTGGCCGCTGGTGCTGGCTTGAGATTTATTTAAGCAATCTGAAATTTACAAGTCAAGCATGCTGAATCAAATAAATTCAGAATGCTGAAATTCGACAGGCTTCCGAGCACGATGCTTGTTGGGGCGGGCAATAAAAAACCCGCCATAGGCGGGTTCTGGGCAGAGGCGACGAGGAGGATTAATGCAGGGCTGTGCTAGATGCTCTCTCGAAGTCCGTAAATCTAACAGCCCTTGCAACAGTTCCAAGAACGGATATTTCGTCATCAGCTTTGGATGGCGAAACTCTGTCGTCAACGATGAACAGCAGTCGAACGTCTTCTAGGGCTTGGCCGAGCACTAGAGCCTTCCGGATTCGGGCATTGATGCTTTGCTGTATCGGCTTAATGGCATCGACATAAGTGTCTCCCCACTTGAAGCTGAAACCGAAAGTCTGCTCGCCCATATGGAGCTCTACGTTGCGCTCCAGCTTGGCTTTGGCGTCCTTGGAACGCAGCAGCATCTCAACCTCTTGGGTGAGGGTAAACTCCGTATCGCCTTCCATGTAGTGCTGATCCTCCCAATCGGCCAGCGTGGAGAAGAAGCGGACCAGCTTTTCTCCGCGCTCTTGCATCTCTCGCTCAGGGAAGACCGCATGAAAGGCGCCTGTAGGGGTGAGTTCGAAGCCGTACCTGATGGCTATGTTCTCAAGTCCGCGCCAATTCCTGCGATCCTCCAGCTCGTAGCCGATGGACGTGAGGGCGAACATGGTATTGCCATCGTCGGTGAACTCGATCAAAGACCCTCTTGGGGTTAGGTAAAAGTCCAAAGGTTTGCCGCCTCGCAAGGTAAGCGGCGTTGCGACGTAAAGGGTTGGACCGCCAGGCATATCAATCTCTTGACAGTGCCAGCCTGCGAGCTTGAAGAAATTCGCGCATGTGCAGGTAGTCATGGTGCACCAAACAGGTCGTCGGGGAAGGGGGCGATAAGCTTATGCTTATCGGTATCTAGAATTCTAGCGTGTCTTCTGAATCTTTCGACCCAGCGGGTGGAAAGGGGTTCCGACAGGTTCGATATAACAGCCCTTGCCACGAACCCGAGTTTCTCGTGCCCAAGCTGTATGTGCGGCCCGAAGATCGTCTTGCCCGGCTCTCTGTGAGATAGGACGTGCTTAGGGTAGACCTCAAGCATGAAAGTTCTGCAGGACATCGTTCCGTTTCTGTACATCAGCGCGTAGCTAATCTTCTCGCCCTTCGATCCAGGCATGTAGACAGCTTGAAAGTACAGCCTCGGGATAGTTACGCCATGCTGATCTTGCAGCGACGCACGAGCAATGAGCCAGCCACTGTGGTTCGGCTTTTCAACCCACTCAATATCTTCGGACAGATGCTTGACCATCTGGCACCGTTGCCGACAGTCGTTTAGAAACTGCTCTTCATCCATGAATCACCCATGTCGTCTCGTGCTAAGCGAGGAGATCTAGCCCTGATGCCCCCGCGAAGATGCTTGCAGGGCAAGCGATTATGGGCCTTTGTAAATCGCATCCGCACCGCAAGCGAATTTTTTTAGGTTTTTTTTAAAAGGCTTACGCCCCTTCGTCGCCGCACAGTCGACCACCAAAAAACAAATCCGATGATAGTTACTGACTTCGCCTGCTCCGCATCAAGGATTTCATCCGGGTACTCATCTTCGTTTTCGGAGCGCAGCCGAAGACCGCCGCCCGGTAGCCGATAGAGATACTTGACTCTTAGCATGCCATCGTGGTCGATGGCGTAGATCTCGCCGTCGATTATCGTGGTCGTGCCTCGATCAATTCCTATGGTTGCGCCGTCCAAAATCAGGCGCTCCATGCTATTCCCCTTCGCTTGCGCGGCAACTGCATTGCCAGGCTGAACACCAGCCTCACGAAGGGTTGAAAGTGCAAACCTAATCTTTCTGCCAGTGACCTCTTGCACGGCAGTCGACCCGCTTCCTGCAGCCAACTCCACCTCCTTGTACAGCGGGATAAATACCTCATCGGAGTCGAGGGGCGTCGAGTCGTCCCAAGGCGACAGGTCGCCAAGGATTTCGACCTCATCTTGCGCTCGCTCTGGGCCTTTTCCGATAGCCAGCCACCTGGCACTGAAGCCTGTCAGTTCGGCCAGGGCAAACAGGTTCTCCGGCCGAAGGCTTTTACTGTCGCCGTTAATCCACTGGGTTATTGCGGAGTTACTAACGCCGCACGCCGCCGCGACCTGCTTTTTCTGCAGGCCGGACTCTTTTATCGCCTTGGCAACTCTCTCATGTCTTTCCATGCCTGAAAGTTTAAGTGAACTGAATTTAAGCATGCAGATGGTGTTTTGGTCACTTGAATGATCTATTTCAGTATGCTGTAATTTTGCGGAAGACATAACGAGGTCCTCTATGAAGACGCAAGAAGCAGCCGACTTCTTCGGCTCTAAAAGCAAGCTGGCTAAGGCGCTTGGAATCTTCCCAAGTGCAATTACTCAGTGGGGTGAAACCGTCCCGCTGCTGCGTCAGTACCAGATCCAGTCGATCACCAAAGGAAAGCTGAAGGCTGCAGCGAGTGCTGGAAAGCCGGCCGCCTGACCACGATTACATGGTGCCTAGCTTTTGCGGGTGCGTTAAGCGCACTGAAAGGGCTGGTCATTCATACAGGCAATAAAAAACCCCGGCATTGATGGGTGGGGACCCTGCCGGGGCTTCGAGAGAGAGGACATTATGGCTACAGACGTGATGTTGAGCAATACCCGCTCCGAGCTGACGATGAGCAGCGAAGAGATTGCCGACCTGCTTGGTGCGCGGCACGACAATGTGCGCAGGACCATCCAGAGGCTGGCGAATCGGCACGTTTTCCCTTTACCTCCGGCGGAGGAAAAGCCCGCCACCGGTGGCCGCCCTGGCTTGGTGTATCACGTAAGTAAGCGCGACAGCTATGTGGTGGTGGCGCAGATGTCGCCGGAGTTCACGGCGCGCTTGGTTGATCGCTGGCAGGATCTGGAAGACCAGCAGGCCGCCCGGCCTGCAATCCCTCAAACACTCCCCGAGGCACTGCGCCTTGCTGCTGACCTGGCAGAGCAGTGCGGTGCGCTGCGCGTGGTGGTTGCCGAGCAACAGCCGAAGGTCGAGGCGCTGGCGCGCATTGCCGACAGCAGCGGGACGATGTGCCTGACCGATGCTGCCAAGCACCTCGGCGTGCAGCGTAAGTGGCTGCTGGCCTGGATGCGCGATAACCGCTGGATCTACCGGCGTGAAGGTTCGGCGCACTGGCTTGGTTATCAGCCGCGGCTGTCGGCTGGCCTGCTGGAGCACAAGGTGACGGTGCTGGGTACCGAGGAAGACGGGGAGCAGAGGCTTGCGTCACAGGTGCGCGTCACGCCGAAGGGGCTGACCGTGCTGGCGCAGAAGCTGGGGAGGGCGGTCTGATGGCGGGTGATTGGATCAAGATGCGCGGCAACCTCTGGGATGACCCGCGCATTGCCTCCCTGTGTGATGCGACCGATCAGCCAGAGGCGATGGTAATCGGCGGCCTGTACTGGCTTTGGGCAATGGCGGACCAGCACACCGAGGACGGCACGCTGCCCGGCCTGACCCTGAAGGCGATTGACCGCAAGACAGGTGTGCCGGGGCTTGGTGCTGCCCTGGCGGATATCGACTGGCTGCAGGTGGTTGATGGCGGGGTAATGGTGCCGCGCTTCGATGAGCACAACGGTGCGTCTGCAAAGCGGCGCGGTCAGGAGGCAAAGCGTAAGGCATCTGTCCGCAAGGTGTCCGCATCCGATGCGGACAAAAAGCAGACGCCATGCGGAGCTAGAGAAAGAGAAGAGTTAAACCCCTCACACACACCGCCCGCGGAGCATTCCGAGCCTGCTGGCGCTGACAACCCAGATGCCCCGGTGGAAATGACCCTGGAGTGGCAGCCGGACCAGAAAGCCTTGAAGGCCTACGCCGCCAGAGCGGGAGTACCGCTGGACGCATTCACCCCGGAAGCCGTTTCCCCATTCGTGCTGCATCACGAGCCGCGAGGCCAGGTGCGAACGCTCAGGGAGTGGACTGCTGACCTTGTGCGCTGGGTGCAGCGTGACCGCGTGAACGGGAGTCGCGTTGTTCCGCTGAACCGTGCTCGCGCATCGCCCGGCAGGCAGGAGCTTGATCACGAAGACACGAGTTGGGCGGCTGATGGCGAGGGGGTGTGAGATGGACAAGATCGACGATTTGACGGAGAAGGCGGCGGGGGCGCTGATGGCGGGCGCTGGGCAGGTTCCTGCGGGGCCGGTTGCGCTGGATGAGGCAGCAGTGCGGGTGGTGAACCTGCTGTTCGAACGGCTGTGTGCGATCAAACCGGCATACCGGCAGGCGTGGCCTGATGACAAGGCGCTGGGCAAGGCCAAGCGGGAGTGGGTGCGGGCGTTCATGGCTGCCGGCATCACCACGGTTGATCAGCTGCGGTTTGGGCTGGAGGCCTGCAGGGCAGACCCGAGCGACTTTGTGCCGGGCCCTGGCAAGTTCATCGAGTGGTGCACGCCTGCGCCAGAGCGCATGGGGCTGCCGAGCATGGATAAGGCCTACCAGCAGGCACTGCGCAACTCGCACCCAGCCTCGATTGGCTGCGAGCGTTGGGATCACGCCGCGGTGTACCACGCAACGCTGGCCTGCACGCGCACGGCGCTGCTGAGCCTGCCGGCCGCCCGGTCGCGGGCCAAGTTCGAGCGGGTCTATCGCGATATCCAGAACCGGATCTTGCGGGGTGAGGTGCTGGCGCCGGCACCGCCGAACGAGCAGAAGGCTATCCCGCGCATTGCTGACCCTGCCGTGGGGCGAGCGGCGCTGGCCGGTCTGCGGGCTGCGATGGGGGGTGCCAGCGTATGAGCCTCGAGTGCCGCACACAGCTTGCGCTGCGCCGCCGGATTGACGAGTTCCTGGCTTGGGGCTGGGTAATCTCCAGTCGCAATCCCCTGACCCTTGAGCGTGGCCGGATGCGCAGGCAGCTGCGCCACGGCTGCATTGTGGAGGCCTGAATGGACGAGGACCTGACTCCGCTGCGGGCTGTGCTGATTTCGATCGGCATTCCGGCTGCGGTTGGGCTGATTGCCTGGGTGGTGTTCGCATGAGCCCAGAGCATCGCGCCGCCATCCGCCAGGGCGTGAATTTGGCGACTTTGCCTGAGGATGTGCGTGCCGAGCTGGATGCGGAGCGGGCTTCGTGTCTGGCGCGCGCCACCGAGGTGAAGCGCAAGGCGGCTGAGCTGTTCGAGATCCGCGGGCAGCGGATGAAGGTTGAGCGGGAGTTGCACGGGCTGGGTGATTTGGCGCCTGCGGTGCGTGATGAGTTGAACCGGCTGATCGAGAGGCGCAAACGGTGAGAGCAGTGGGTGAGGTGGTGACCTGGTGGCTATCGCGCATCGAGGGTGACAAGGCGCGGTCGGAGAAGTACCGCCGCAGTATGGGCAGCCTGATGCGTAAACACGTGCTGCCGCGCGTGGGCAAGGTGCCGCTGCGCAAGGTCGACCGGGTGCTGCTGGACGACAGGCTGGTGTTCCCTATGCACCAGGAGCTGGCGCCGCGCTCGGTGCAGAAGGCTCTGCAGGCGCTGGGGCAGGCATTCCGCATGGCCGAGGGGCAGGGGCGCATCGCCTCAAACCCGTTGGCCGGGGTCACGTTCAGGGATTTCTACAAGGGCAAGCTGAGACCAAAGCCGGCGGCGCTGTCGCGTGTTGACCTGCAGGAGCTGGTACCGCACCTGGTGGCGGTGTTCCGGGCTGACCCGGCCAGGGGCATGCTGCCGCTGATGATGCTGGCCCATGGCACCCGGATATCCGAGACGCTGCAGGCCCGGTGGTCGCATGTGTCGCTGGATGAGCGGGTGTGGGTGATCCCTGAATCGAACACCAAGAGCCGGCGCGAGCACGTGTTGCCACTGACCCCGCAGGTGCTGGCGCTGCTGCAGCGGTACCGGGAGGCGTTGCCAGACCCACGCCTCAAGGCGGCATGGCTGTTCCCGGTGCGCGGTGGCGAGCGGATGGCGGACACCAGCGCCCATGCCCTGATGCGCCAGGTGAGCGGCCGGAAGTGGACAAGCCATGACCTGCGCAAACTGATGCGCTCCAGCCTGGCGGACATTGGCGTTGACCACATGGTGGGTGAGCTGCTGATCAATCACACGCTCGGCGTGACCGCTGAAACCTACCTGACCCGCGATGCCATGGAGCGTCGGCGGGAGGCGTTGGAGCGGTGGCATAACCGGCTGGATGAGCTGGGATTTGCCGAGGCGCACGGTGCAAAAGTGGCTGTTCCTGCATTTCTGCCAAATGGCGCAACCGTAGAGCAGGCGGGCGATTGCGCCGATTCCTGCGTTTCTACACGGAGAGGATGAAGATATGCGGAAACAGGCCTCAGCTGTGACGAAGATGCAGGCGCTCGGACGCCTCAAGGCGGGCAAGCAGAACAAGACTGAGGCCGCGTATGACCGTCATTTGGCAGTGCTTCAGGCCGCTGGTGAGGTGGCTTGGTACAAGTTCGAAGGCATCAAGCTGCGGTTGGCTGACAACACCTTCTACTCGCCCGACTTCGCGGTGATGCGTTCAGATGGGCTGATGGAGATTCACGAGGTGAAGGGGCATTGGACGGACGACGCCAGGGTGAAGATCAAGGTGGCCGCTGAGCAGTACCCGTTCGTTTTCATCGCGGTGAAGAAGAAGGCCGGCGGCTGGGGGGTTGAGCGCTTTGACTGATCGCATCGAGTGGGAGCGGGTCGAGCCAGGGCTTGATCTATGGGAGACCTGCGACGGATACCGTCGCACCGTTGAGGTAATGCGGGGTGAGCGGGTGTTTGTGGTCGCTGGGCCAGGTGGTGCGCTGCTGTTCACCAGCCCAGACCCTGATCAGTTGGACAAGTGCTTGGCTATCCATCGTAAGGAGCAAGCGTGACAAGTCGGCGTGACATGGTGGAGCCGGAAGCGTGCAAGGCATGCAACGGCAAAGGCACAACGATGGGCATTTTCCATCAGCTGGACTGCGTGGCCTGCGATGGCATCGGCTGGCTGCCGGTGGCGGGACAGGATCTGGCCCAGCAACTCGGGCGGCAGCTGACCCGGCAGATTGCTCGGGCCAACATCCTGCAGGCGCTGGTGCAGTCCCGCGGCGGGCCCCAGGGTGCAGAGCGTGATTATCAGCCCAGCCGGCGCGATGGCGTGCTCGGCCACTACACGGGGGATTGATCCATGATCTACAGAGACGCAGGGCACTGCATTGCGCGGGTGATGTCGATCGAGACCAACGATGGCACGGCAAAGGCGGGCTGGCAGATGCGGTATCAGTCCGGCTGGCCAGAGGTGCGTTCGGGCTCCGAGCTTACGGCTGATGAGCGACTGACGCAGGACTGCATTGCGCGAGCCATCCTGCACCGGTACCTGGACGCCACGCTGTGGCATGCGATGGTTGCCAAGTATTCGATCAATGACCTTGAGGTGGCTGAGTCGGTTCGCTGGCTGATCCCTCGGGTGGCGAGCCCTGCGCCGCACCTGTTCAAGATGAAGTGCGTAACCTGCTGGGCCGTGCCACGGCGACTGCCTGAACGGTTTTACGAGATTCAGTCATGGGACTCTGACGGCACACCGGATGGCACTCTGCGCCGCTGGAAGTCCCTGACACGCCGCTGGCTGGATGCTCAGATTGATGCCGCGCATAAGCAGGTGGCCACCGTCATGGCGGCCCACGGGCTGATGGTTTCTGAGGCCGCCTGATCGGCCTGAAAATAAGGTTTGCAATTAAGCGAACAAACGAACAATATATTCCCAATCTGCGGTTTTGCCGCTCGAAAGAACCCGTCCACTGAGGCGGGTTTTTTTATGCCTGAAATTCACCGACCACGGACGGCTCACCAACGGGCCCAGCCCGGGACACCACCACTATGAGGAATCACCAGATGAGCGAGCCGGCATCCACGGCGCTTGGCGGCTTCGCGTTGACCAAAGTCGCCGGCTTCCTGTTTGGCGCTACCTTCGCGGC